GGTCAATTCGTTGATGCCCATTTGGATCACGCCTTTCGGTTGGTGCGCTGACAGGAATCAATTTACGTGTCCGCGCGAATGTTGTCTAAAAATCCACCCGCGTTTCCTCTTTATGCTCACCCGATGTGAGTGTGTGCTTTTCACACTGTCAACCACTGGCATATTTTCATTTCACAGCGTACAATCTAATTGTCAACCATTCCTCGCACTGGCCACCTAAAAGGAGGCGATTGGGAATCGATAATGCACTCGCTACCTCCAATCCAGTTTCACGGGCTAGAGTGAAGGGAGGCTACAGTCTAGAAAAGCTTGGTAAGATTGTTGGATTGAGTAAGCAGTATTTGTCTCGCGCTGAGCATGGAACATACGCTGGCTTGAATCGTGAGCTAGTGATTTGGATTTCAAAGTCACTTGAAATTAGCCCCAAAAGTGTCAAGCGGCTTTACGAAAGTTTCCAATCCGAAAAGCGACACGATACGGTGCGCACGCGCCACATCGATTTCCTTGCCCGGAAGGGTTCATCGGAAGCTGGCCACGTATTGTTTCGACACTGGCGTGAAGGGCATTGGTATTCACAGATCGCCTTCTGTCGAGACATGTGCGTTCATCCCGTCAGTGTTGAGAATTACGAAGAGGGAATCACACTCTTCATGCCAGCGCAATTGCAGGACGCATTGAGGGAGGTCAATCTCTTGGACCCCAATTGGCAGGACATTCCAATTACCCAGCCGAAGCGCGACACAATGCAATACAATGGCGTTCAGCGAAATGTAATTGATGTGCCGGACCCCGGGGCGCTGTGCGCCACTCTCGGCGCCTCAGATGAGGAGTGTGACCTTAAGTCCCCAGGAGGGGGTCAAAGCTCTCAGGCGGCCACGCAGACCCCTTCACGGGCTTGAGTGGGGGGTGAAGTGGCGTTGAGCGACCCCGAGACCCCTGAATTGGTTGAAGACGAAACCATCCCTCCCATCCAAGAATTCCTGACCAACGAATTCCTTGACATGATGCATTTCGTCGAGCGATTTCATGCCACGCGGGGAAAGCCTCCGAGTGACGACGATTTGATGCGTCGCTTCAATGTGGCTCAACCGCTTATCGAAGAATTCAAGATTGACCCGCTGGTGCAGAAGTCATTGCGCGCACGAGGGATCAATTATCCCCACGCGGAAGACATTCTCAACGATCGCCAATTGGCCGCCATCGCCGTGATGACTAATTACGTTGACAAGCGGTCAGACGAAAAGAAGCTGCGTGACATTGGCATCTCCACGAGGGAATTCGCCACGTGGATGTTGGATGACGATTTCTCGCGCTACCTTCAAGAGCGCGCTGAGCGAATGTTCATCGGTGCGCAGCATGAAGCCCATATGGGTTTGATCAAGGGTATGCGTAACGGCAATGTCGCTAGCGTAAAACTCTTCAATGAAATGTCCGGTAGGTTCAATCCGGACCAGGAACACCAATTTAATATTCGCCTGCTCATGTCTGGCATCATTGAGATTTTGCAGAAGCATGTCAGAGATCCCATCACATTGCACAAGATTGCAAATGAGATGATGAATCTAGCAGCACGTGAATCACCAAATGAATTGGGGAGGGGCGTACCGGGGCGCTTCGCGCCACCCACTCAAACTATCGTGGTACCTCAGAAAGAAATTGAAGGGCTGGAGGTGACATGACGACACCGAAGCAACCTGCGCCGACAACTGGTAGAGTCCTAGAGCCAAGTAAATTGGCAGTGAAGAAATTCACCGAAAAGCGCGTTTACCCTGACGGCAGACCTGACGATTTCGGCCAAGTCAATCACGGTGACAAGGACCGGTCGCGCCTTGGTCAATCACCCGAACCGAGCACTCAAGACCATTACCATTCAGACGTCGATTCAAGTCAGCAAGCACAACACCATTCCTTGGGAACGGGTCGCAATCAGGCTTCCCCTGGCAACCACATTCACGACGGTGTCACGTCACCCAAATTGGGCCCCCTGCAAATGGCCCCGAGCGGAAACGACACAGTCCCCGCTTTGGTCCTCACAGGTTCAAAAGGCGGGAACGTTGCATTGACGAACCTGATTAACATGCTGAAAAACTTCGTCAACTTTACGGACAATACGACATGACCAATCCTATCAAAAGCTCGGCTGGCTTCGTTAATAAGATTCTACTAGATTTGTATAAGCCAAAGTTTCAGGAAATTTTCAAGAATCACCCCAAGGGTTCCGAGATTGTTGAATCGCTTTGTAAGGGAGATAATGCACCTGAACTAATTGAATTGTGGTTTGCAGAATCTGAAATGCACAACTGGCAAAAGCTCATGGAGATGGGCAATCGGGGCGCAGAGCGCCAAGGTGACACCGTGACGTTTGAAATTCACAAGGGGGATTAATAATGGCTCAGCCAATGACAGCAAAGCAATTCATCGACCTACTGACTGAATGGAACATCCCCTTCAAGGCGATTCATCCCGATTGGGCAACGCACAACCGAAACCACAAGGGGAATTGGGGGCCGGTCAATGGAGTGGCATTGCACCACACTGGTTCCGACGACCAAAAAGACATGCCCGCTTATCTTTGGTCCGGAGATGCGGAGTTGCCAGGTCCGTTGTGTCATGGAGGTATCGATCTCGGTGGTACTGTCCTATTGTGCGGATGGGGACGATGTAATCACGCAGGACTGGGAGATGGAAATGTCCTGGAAAAAGTCATCTCCGAAGACTACACAGGAAACCTGAAGCCGAAGGTTCAAGACACTGACGGCAATGCTCGATTCTATGGATTCGAGATCATGTATTCTGGCAAGCATGTCATGTCTGATGCTCAACTTTATACAGCTGTCCGCGTAAGCGCTGCCATTTGCACGTTCCATAATTGGAAGCCTGAATCTGTAATCGGCCATGGCGAATGGTCTACGCAAAAGTGGGACCCTGGTTACAAATGGGACGCCAAACTCCAGAAGGGATACATGTATGACATGAGTCTAATGCGAGCTCGCGTTAATGCCGAAATCGCTTACGGCCCCGCTGGTAAGCCGAAGCCTGTTCAGCGAACTCACAAGGTAATCGCTGGGGAAACTCCTTGGCAGATCGCTAAGAAGGAATTGGGCGATGGCTCCCGATGGCCTGAAATCATCAAGCTGAACACCGAGACCATCGTTCTTACCCCAGGTCAACTTTTGAAGCTTCCGCCGAAGTGAGGTGAAATGGGTACCTATACCAATACGCTGAAGCTCTACAAACCAGTAGACGTCGAAGTCGTCGATGTAGAGCAACACCTCAATTACAACTGGGATATCTGCGACAAGCAGTTTAAGCGCCTACTTGAATATGAGTACGTCAATGCACCCAATCCTGATGTGACCGAAGCGCTCAATGCGTCACGCTATTACAAGCCATACTCCAATAGTCTGATTGCATGGCTTCCGTCAGCAGGCGGGTTCTGGCAGGACCCAATGACATTCGTATCAGACTGGGTTGATGCGCGATTTCTTTTGACTGAGGACTGGAATTCTTTCCCAGACTTCAGGATTTGTTACCGCGTCATCACTAAAGTTGGTGGCACAACTTCTACAGTTGAATGGGCTGGTGCTTTTCAAAGTGTCACGCAGGGCCCAATGGGATTTGGTGCCTCTCAAACTGTCATTCCTCCTGATCAAATTCCCGTAGGTGTGCGCCCTAATGCAGCACACTATTTCACAGCCAATGCTGGCAATACAGCCGCTAATTATGCTTTCGCTCGATTGCAATTCAACACTAACGGTGAATTGCTGTTCTACGGTTATGGCAATACACCTTCCGCGGGAGCGTCTATCGAAAACCGCGTCGAACTCACTGACGTCAGCTATTGCGTAGAAGTGACGGGGACGTAATGGCATACTTCAATTTCACCAAGATTGTTCCACCTGCACCCAATGACCCAACTGTCAATGAAGCTACACAACTCAATAACAACTGGGATCATATCGAAACCAAACTAACGCCATATGTGAATGGTGGAAGTCTCAGTGGATTGGAGGCGGGACAGGAATTCCTAGGCACGCCCGGACCTAGAGCATCAGTGTGGAATGGTACAGCTCGAAGGGAACCAGATGACATTGACGCTGCATGGACCGCGTGGACTGCGGTACCAATTATTTCCCCACGAGTTACTCGCCCAGGTAACATTCTAAAGTGGCGCCAGAATCCCCTTATGCGCAAAGTCGAATTGCGTGGTGGAGTTCTTTTTGACGCGTCATCGAATGCCTGGACTTTGGGTGCAACTTTCCTGATTACGAATGACGTTGCGGGAGGGATTCCAGGAACGTCTTTCCCCGTCGGCGGTGCAATGATTGGACCCACACCAACTGCAATTGCAGCTGCACCAGCAATTGTCGCTGGAGCCTATGTGACTGTAGATAAGCCGGTCGCCAACACTTTCTGTCGCATCCGAGTCCAATACATGGGTGGCCCCGGTGGAGGGAATTTCATTGCACTCGATCAAATCTGGTGGTGGTATTGATGCATTCCCCCACGCCTAATTATGGATTGGTTCGACCGACTGACGGCAGGGGGTTGACGACGAATGACCCAATGAATGTTCCAGACGTTCAAATCAATCCAAACTGGGATGCCCTAGCGGGGGTGCCAGCACCTAATTCAGGAACAACGCTTCCCCAATCTGGTTCATACAACCTGGGCGACAGATTCTACAAGAGTGATACACAATCTATTTACGTTCTCATTTGTAAGGACGTAAACTGGGGTTGGTATTGGAGACCCGTACATGACGCAATTTCCCCATGGTTCACCGTCCCAACCACCTGTCTCGCAATCGCAGGATGGACCCTCAATCCGGTCCCCACTAACCCTTTCGCAATTGCACTCGATGCTCGGGGTAGATGTTATTGGCGAGGAGTTGTTGGACCAACTTCAGGAAACCTCGCGCGAAACACTTCACCGGGAGTTTTCAAACCGCTCCCGACTGGATTGAGACCAGCACGATCCGGAACCTGGATGCTCGGACATGAACCTGTCGCCGTCGGAACCAACGGAAACAACTTGAATGCGTGGCAGGGTGCGAGGATCTATTTGAATGACAATGGTGATCCGCTGTACCAGCCCAGCATTCGATGCTTCGGTGGAACGGCAGACATGAACCGATTCCATTTGACCGGAGTGAATTACCCGGTAGGGACAGACAGGTATTTGGACGTGTGAGAAAGTTTTCGACTTTGCCATTTGACGGGGGGCGGAATGCTGTAGCCTGGTTTAGGGCGTGGACCGGCCCCGGAACGGAGTGGAGGGGGTGGGCCGCAACCGGGCCAGGTGAAAGCATGGAGCGAGGGACCCCCGTCAAATGAAAGCAAAGTTAAAACTTTCGAACTGGAATGAGAAGGAGGCTAATCCCCCCTCGTCAGAAAAAGATGGTCGGCATCAATGACGTTTTCAAGGATTTGAGTGAAAACCTCTCCCGAGTTGCTGCGTATCCGGACATTAACGGTTATCGACCACATTCAAAACAAAAACTGTTCCACAGTAGCGAGAAAAGGACACGCCTATACATTGGCGGCAACCGTAGTGGAAAAACTACGGGCGGAATTGTTGAGGACATTTGGTGGCTCACCCGTAAGCACCCTTTCATTCGAATTCCAGATCGTCCCATCGCTGGGCGAATCGTATCTGTTGACTTTCTCAACGGTATTGAGAAAATCATCAAACCTCAGCTCAAGCAATGGATTCCTCCATCCCAGCTTCGCGGAGGAACTTGGACAGACGCTTACGAAGCATCTACACGAACTCTCTACCTTGAAAACGGCAGCTTCGTTGAACTCATGTCCTATGACCAAGACTTGGACAAATTCGCAGGCACATCGCGAGATTTCGTCCATTTTGACGAAGAGCCCCCAGAGTCAATCTACACCGAATGCAAAGCTCGACTGATTGACCGTAAGGGTCGAATGTGGATTACCATGACTCCCGTTGAAGGGATGACATGGATTTTCGACACTATTTACGAGCCGGGCATTCTTCAGCAAAAGAACATTGACGTCATCGAAGTCGACATGGGCGAAAATCCTTACCTCGACCAAAGTGAAGTGACTGAGTTCCTTGATTCACTGGATGATGATGAGCGTAAAGCGCGAGGCGAAGGTAAGTTCGTCCAAATGGGCGGCTTGGTCTACAAGTCATTTAATCCACAAATTCACATCATCGATCCAATTGAATTCAAAGAAGTCGTAGGTCGTAATTACAAGCATTACATGTCATTGGATCATGGCTTCAACAATCCAACTTCAGTTCATTGGCACGCAGTAGATACAGACAACGTAGCAATCACATTCGATGAGCATTACGAATCACAGAAGATCATCGAATATCATGCCGCCGTCATTCATGCTAAAAATGCTGAGCATGGTCGGGTGCCTGACGTCAACATTTGTGACCCTGCTCTAGCGCAAAAGCAAGCTGTCACCGGAACTTCCATCCAAACCGAGTACGCTATTCGCAACATCGGTTTTGTGCTCGGTAATAACGATGTGATGACTGGTGTAGCAAAGGTAAATCAGTATCTAGCTATTGGGGCAAATGGAAAGCCCAACTGGTACATCACTCGCAATTGTGTTAACCTGATCCGTGAAATCCAAAGATTGCGCTGGAAGACTTGGGCATCAAAAAAGCAAGCTTCGCAAAACAATCCGCATGATCAGATCCACAAAAAAGATGACCATGCCTGCGATGAATGCAGGTACTTTTTCAGTTTTATGCCTACATTGGCTGACAGAAAGCCAATGCCTCAAGCTTCCGTTCTACCTAAAATTGGAGGTGATTCGGCTCGAATGCCTGGGCAGGTTTGGGTAGATCCTAATTTGACTCCTGCCGCATTGGGCCGTCCGAAGACTAATTGGCAAATTGTTCTAAATGAGGAAGATGGAAACTCCACAGGAGTCCAAGGATTTGAAGACGTTTTGTAATTGTCTCGAAAAAGGTCTTCGCTTTTACTGTAGGACTTGTGGCGAAATGTGTTGTGAGCATGACGACTGTTCTTGTTTTGACCCAGTCACTTGCTCACATTGCGGAGAATCAATTGAAGTTGACTAGTTTTGTCTGTGATGATTGCACGGAAGGAAAACACGATGCCTGCCGAAGAGGAACCCACTGCGATTGCCAGCACCGTCCCCGAATGCCTAAGCAACCCGACATTGGGAGCAGCAGCCAATGGCGTTTTTCTTGACGTCATGGAAGCCCAAGTGATCGAAAATCGTAGGGCTGAAATTGAAGGTCGCAATGCTCAGATTGCTAAGCGAGACTTTCGGCACCCTGCATGGAGTCGACCTGACGCCGGATCACTTTACGAGGACGTCTCATTCGGAACGCATTTCGATGATGGTGAACCAGTGAATTCGCCTCAAGGGGGTCCGGAGGTCCCGGCAGCCGGGATGATGGCAGCAGCCCACAAGGCACTCGGGAAGCCACCTGTACGCCAGCCTAAGAGCGTCAAGACCCCCTCCGGTCGAGCAGTTCAGGTCAGTACCTCAGGTTCTCAGGAAGTCGTCCAGGCCCCTTCTCAGGCTTCGGGGGATGACGAGTGACCACTCTGCCCGAAATCGATTTGACAGGAAGTCGGTTTTCAATTCATGAAAATCCAAATGTTGCTCCAGGTAATTGTGCCGTGTGCCGCCATTCTGGGGGCGATGGTCGTTACTTTGTGGACTTTGGTCTTCAGCTAGATTGGTACGGGGCCGTTTACTTCTGCTCCGAATGCGTACGTGAATTGGCTGGAGCTATCGGGTACGTTCCAATTGAAGATTTGAATTTGGCTAGACGTGAAGCCAAAGACAATCTCAAAGTTGCCGGTGGAATGAAGAAGGAATTCGATGCTTTCAGGTACTCTACTAGTGTTCTTCTTCGGGATTGTCGTTGTAATCTTGGGGCTAGCGATTGCGGGGATGGCGTGGGTACTCCACAAATCAGTGGAATTGAGCGGAGTCCACAGCGAAAGTCAGCTGGATCTGATCGAAAAGATGACGAAACTAGCGGCAGCGAATGACATTCAGTCCTATGCTGCACTAACAGCTGAAAACAATGTCATCGGCCACGTTATGGAATCTGTACCCATGGACGACGAATCTATGGCAATGCGAATGGCTGAATCGTATGCCGAGCGTGGGATTGACCCCAATCTCGCCTTGTCCCCTGATTCTGACCCGCTCTCTGATTTCGACATTTTTAACAAGAATTAAAAGGAGGTGAATGGGAACACCATCTAATGCATCAATGATGCCGGGAAGTGTCGATCAGACCGGCTCAAGCAGTGACGAGCAGCAGCAGCGAAATGCCAAGCTCAAGGATGCTGATTTTCAGAATCGTGTAATCGAGTGGACCAAATCCTCTCACATGCGATGCCGTACCATTCGACAGCAGATCGAGCGTCAGTGGTACATTAATATGGCGTTCTACATTGGAAAGCAAAATGTGGCAGTCATTCCAATCAGTTCTGCTTCTAGTGCTGCTACTGGCGTGCGCCTTTACATTCCTCCTGCTCCTTATTATCGTGCCCGTCCTGTTCTCAATCGTATTCGCCCTATCATTCGCACAGAACTTTCGAAACTCACGGCTCAAAAGCCATCAGCGACCATTGTTCCGGCGACGTCGGAAGACGCTGACACTGCCGCCGCTCTAGCGGGCGAACAGATTTGGGATAGCGTCTACCGTGAAAAGAAAATCGGTGCCACGTTCCGTCAAACTGCATTGTGGACACTGACGACCGGCAACGGTTTCATGAAGACGTATTGGGACCCAACGAAGATTGACTCAGATGGCAATCCTGGCGATTTCTGCTATGAGAATGTGACACCGTTTCATCTCTTTGTTCCTGATATGCTTCAGGAAGATATTGAAGATCAGCCGTACATCATTCACATTCAGACGAAGAGTCCTGAATGGGTAAAGATGCATTACCCTGGCATTAAGGCTCAGCCGAATGTGATGGAAGCCAATGACATTCTTAATGATAGCTTTCTTCAGCTTGTGGGTGCTGGCGATTTTCGTAAGAATGCAATCTTGTGCTATGAGGTCTGGGTCAAGCCGGGAAATGTCGAATTCATGCCCAATGGTGGAATGTACACCATCATCGGGGATCAAATCGTCCAATTCGTAGAAGGTAATCCGTATATTCATCAGCAGTACCCTTTCATTAAATTCGGACACCTCCCTACGGCACGGTTCTATTATGACAGTGTCATCAACGACCTGATTCCTGTACAGCGTGAATACAACCGCACGCGGGGCCAGATCATTGAAGCAAAGAACCGAATGGCGCATCCGCAGATTATGGCGGCTCAGGGTTCGATTGATGCGGCCAAAATTACCACTGAGCCCGGCCAGGTAATCAATTACAAACTCGGCTATCCTCAGCCGGTGCCATTCCCGCTCCAGAATTTGCCTGCATATGTTCTTCAAGAAATTGACCGACTCTTGATGGACATGGAAGACATTTCCGGTCAGCATCAGGTTTCAAAAGGTCAAGTTCCCTCTGGGGTTACTGCGGCCACCGCAATTAACTTTTTGCAGGAGCAGGATGAATCAATGCTTTCTGCAACCTTCCAGAACATTGAGGAAGGTTTCGAAAAGATCGGGTATCAAACCCTCTGCTATGTCAAGCAGTATTGGGATACTCCGCGAATTGTCAAGGTTGCAGGGCGGGACCAGCAATTCAATGTCGTCAGTTTTCAGGGGAGTGACCTCCGAAACAACACTGACATTCGCGTTGAGGCCGGATCTGCATTGCCGACTTCGAAATCTGCCAAACAAGCTCTTCTGATGGATCTCATGGGTCAGGGATTTATTCCCCCGGAGAAGGGTCTTGAATTGATGGAGGTCGGCGGAGTTCAAAACCTCTATCAGGAATTGAAGGTCGATTCAGCTCAGGCTCAGCGTGAAAACACTCGAATGGCTGCGGTGACTCAGGATCTATTGAGTCAGTATTTGCAGACGTTCCAGGGTGTTGACCCGATGACGGGCGAACCTGCTATGATCGACCCAAATACACAGAAGCCACTTGTAGATATGGCTGGTAATCCTACTCAGCCACCCCTGATTGTTCCTGTGAATTCGTTCGACAATCATCAGGTACATATTCAGGTACACAACACATACCGAAAATCTCAGGAGTATGAGACACTACCTCCTGAGACAAGAGCTTTGTTTGAAGAGCATGTGAATCAGCATATGATGGCAACTGGAATGATGCCTGGGGCGCCAATGCCGCTCCCTGGACAGAATTCAGTTACGTCGGGTGGATTCGAATCCGGTCAGGTTCCTCCGGAAGCTCTTCAGGCAATTGCCGCTGGTCAGCAACCGCCCCAGGGGACCCCACCCCCTCAAATGGGCGGTCCTTCCCCCGAGGCTGGCCAGCAAGGCGGGGGAGGCAATCCCACTGGTTCCAACCCATTGCCTCCCCCGCCTATTCCTACCCCTCCCCCAATGTAGGAGGATGAAATGGCATTCACTCAGCTTTCACCCCCGGACGTTAATTTCGTCAATTCACTCCGAGCCGTTCCTGATCAGGGTGGTTCTGGAAGCCTTCTTGCAACCGTATCCAATTACGGAAGCATTTCCGCACTTCGTGGCGCCTTGAATACGGCAAATCCCGCCTATTACACGGTAGCTCGCTTGGATACGCTCACGGTCAATGACATGGTGTTTGCGCTTCGCAATATTCAGGACCCGCAGACCATTGCAAATTACATGACCGCTTCGGCGGCGTAATGCCGTTCAAGAGCGAAGCTCAAAAACGATTCATGTACGCCCGGCACCCTGACATTGCCGAGCGTTGGCAAAAGGAAGGGAAGGGTTACGTGGAACAGAAGTTTGGTGTAAAGACTAGTGGCACCACGGTAGCGAATAACAAGCCTGTAGGCAGCGCTGGCAATCCTGCCGGGGGTTCGCTCAAGTCGCACCAGCGAGTGGATGACAAGAAGTTCGGTGCAATTGAGCGTCGAATGAAGAAGCTTTCGGATTCGAAGAAGGGTAAGTAATGTCTACTCCGCTTCCGGTATTCGCTCCCGGCACTCGTGTAATTGCGCAGAACGCTGCCGGTCAGACTGGTCCTGGTACTATTTATGCTAAGGGTGCTGGAGCTGGCCAGGCCAACATTTCATTCCTGCGTAATGACACGGGTGCGCCGGTTGTTCTGGCGAATGCGAATTTCGTTGCAGAGGACGCGCCATTTGTTGGCGGTCAGGATCAGTTCAAGCTCAACTTTAAGGCAACCCCGTGAATCTTGAAGGCAGGCATCCCGCAATTCAGGAAGTTGGTGTTTGGTTTCATTATGACCACCTGCCTCCTGGATTGTATGATGTGAGTAAGCATTGTCACGATCTGGCTGAATTGATGCTTACGAATATCAAGACTGACGATCCGCAGCTTACGCATGGTTTGAATTTGCTTCTTCAGGCCAAGGATTGTTTCGTCCGGGCCAAGCGTAAGTCTATTGACGGGGGTCCTCGATACACCCCCTTGCACGACTGAGAAGAAACCGCTAATTTAAATATGGGTCTAGGGCCTAATCCCCCCACAGCCCCGAGAAGCCGACCTTATTCACTTATAGGCTTTTCGGGGCCCGGGTTTTAGGTACGGGCTAGAAAAGGGGAAACATGGACGGAATTGAAGACGGACAGGTACAGGGCGGAGATTCGACGGGATCTGAACCTCCAGGGCCGAATCCGGCTTGGAATGACGTTCTGAGCGTATTGCCTGAGCAATTTCATCAAATGGTCACACCTCATTTCCAGAAGTGGGACCAGGCGGCTCAACAGCGAATTGAGAGTGCAAATTCTCAGCTTCAGGCCTATGATTCGTACAAGCCTTTCGTTGAGCATGGAATTGATCCTCAGGAATTGGAAAACGGCCTGCGACTGTTGTATCAAATCAACAACAATCCGCAGGAAGTCTACAACGCTCTTGGTCAGGCTTATGGTCTGACTGGTAATCCTGGAAATGAACAGCAGCCTCCGGAAGGCGAAGCCGATCCTGCTGCGAATGCCCAGGACCCTCGTTACGATACACTTCAGCAGAATTTGAATCTCGTCAACCAAATCATCCTTGAAGAGCAGCAGGCCAAAGAGCAGGCTAAGTATGATGCTGAATTGGAAACTGAACTAAGTAGCCTCAAGGAAAAGTTTGGCGATTATGACGAGCGATACGTTCTGGCAATGATGCAGAATGGAATGTCCGGCGAGCAGGCCGTGCAATCCTTCACTGAAATGCGTAACGGACTCCTTCAGAGCAATCCCCGCCCATTCGCGCCTAATGTAATGGGAGGCTCTCAAGGGGGATCGGGTTACCCTTCTCAGCAAATTGACCCAACGAAGCTGTCTGGCAATGAGACCCGGAAGCTCGTTGAGCAATATCTCCGGGCAAATGCCAATCAGCAGTAATTAACAGGAGGCGCATGGGAGCTACGCTCACCACTGCAACCAATATCCTTAAGGAAATTTACGAGCCTCGCATTCGTGAGCAGCTCCAGAACTGGTTGAAGACTTCTAAGCGAATTGAACAGACGTCGGAAGGTGTGACGTCTGAAGTTGGCGGTAAGTACGTTGTATTCCCAGTGCACGTCAAGCGTAACCACGGAATTGGTGCCCGACTTGAAATGGAGCAGCTGCCGACTGCTCAGAATCAGGGCTATGGCCGTGCACAGGTAACGCTTTCTTACCAGTATGGTGCAATTCGACTTTCGGGCCAGAGCATGGAATTGGCTCAGTCGAACTTCCAGGCTTTCGCGTCCGTTCTGGATGAGGAAGTCAATGGTATTCAGCGTGACCTTGCAAAGGACATGAACCGCCAGATTTACGGTACCTCTGCGGGTATCCTGGCTACGATTACTGGCGCCAACGCTGGTAACGTGATTCCTGCCACGAATACGCAGTACCTCGAAGTCGGCATGGTCATCGACATTTACGATGCCACGGGTGCCACGCAGAAGGCTTCGACGCGTAAGATTACCGCAATCACGAAGAACACCAACTTCACGATTGACGGTCCCGCGGTTGCTGTGATTGCCACTGACTTCATTACGCGTCAGGGTAACTTGAACCGTGAAATCATTGGCCTTCAGCAGATTGTGTCCAATACGGGCACGCTCTTTAACATTGACCCGACGGTCGAACCTCTTTGGCAGGCAGTGGTCAATGCGAATGGTGGAACCAACCGTGCACTTTCCGAGTCTCTCATGATTCGGATGGTCGACGACATTTACACCAATGGTGGAAATACGACTGCTATTTTCACCACTCTCGGCGTCCGTCGATCCTATTTCAACCTCCTCGTCCAGCAGCGTCGATACTGCGACACGAAGGACTTTGAGGGTGGATTTAAGGGTCTTGCATTCACGACGGATAACGGTGAAATTCCGCTTATCGCGGATGTGGATTGCCAGCCTAACCGCATGTACTTTGTCAACGAAAAGGAAATGAAGATCTACCGCGAAAGCGACTGGAGCTTCATGGATCGAGATGGTTCGAAGTGGCAGCGTGTCATTGGATTCGACGCGTACGATTCCACGCTCTACAAGTACTGCCAGCTCGGTACTCACCGGCGCAATTCGCACGGTCTTGTAAGCGATGTGACCGAGAGCTAAACTGATCTCGCAGTTGGGATGCTGCCTAAAGGGCCGCAGTGAGAAACCCTCACTGCGGCCCTTTTCGTTACCCAGAAGGAGGCAATTGGCTGAACCCGAGTCCACAAATACTATGCTTCAGAATTCATTTGTCAAGATTGCGGATGGGCAATACGCTCAGCGCACAACTGGTTCAGGGGGTGGTGGGGCTCCTTCATCAGTGACGCTTGACCCCACCGGTAATACGGTCAAGCTGGATCAGACAGACCCGAACAACAAGATTCGGATTGCGGATGGCCAGAATATCACTATTGCCAATCCGCTTGCCGGTCGATCCACTTCTATTTTCGCCAATGGTAAGCAGGCTGCGCCTGCGGCTGCTACTTCAATTGCAACGACTGTCGCATTGGCTGCTGGTACATGGGATATTGAATGCAGCATTGCAATTCTCGGTACCACTGTAGCGAATGTGGAAGCCACCAACATTGCGTTCCAGGTCGGTGGTGTCACCGTGGCCACGCCCACTTTGAATGTGCCCGGCGTTAATGGTACCACCGATTTGGCTAAATTCCATGCACGCGTAAATCTTGGTGCGCCTACGGTCGTGCGCCTAATTACGGGGGCAGCAGCCGCTACTGCTGGAAGTATTTATGTGGCTGACATTGTTGCAACCAAGTGGGAAAACCCGTGACAATTGATAGTAAGCTCTTGAATGGGAATTTCTATTTCCCTATTGATGGACATTTTGTTAGTCAGAAGCAGGTGAGAATCAATGAGATTCTTCAGGACTATGATTCAACGCTTCAGCTGCAATGGATTCCGCCGAGCGAACGTAGCACTGAAGACCTTGCCTTCCGAATCATTGCACATCCTCCGGGGCGGGCTCCCTATGCGGTCTGCTTTGGACCAGATGCCGACGAACGATTGTTGGCGAAAGTTTTTGAAGCGGATCAGCGAAACTCCCCCCAAAAACTGAGCTACATCGAAAATTATGAAAAAGCGCTCGAATTGACTCGCGCAAAAGAAGCCGAGGAACAACGCGAACAAGACCATGAAATGGCTGCAAGCCTACTTCGCAACCAGAAGAGTTATTACCGAGTTCGTAACGCGAATGGGGAGTTGATCGATCTTGAACGTCCAAGACATTATCAATCGCGTACAACGTACATTTGGTGATGAAGCTTCGGTTCAGGTTACGTCAGATGATATTATTCGATGGATCAATGATGCTCAGCTAGAAATCTGTGTTCAGAACGAAGAGCTTTTGCAGACTTCTGGCACGACCGACACATTCATTGGTCAAGCTGAATACGATTTGCCAGCTGACATGTGGATTCTGCGGAGCATGACATACAAGGGCTTCCGCGTGAAGCATATGTCATTTGCAGAATTTAATGAATACATTGACGGCTTTGGCGCCAGCCCCGGTACCAGTCCATATGGTCCCGGCATTCCTGAAATCTTCATGGTGTGGCAGGGGAAGGTTACATTGTTCCCTGCACCTAATTCAGACCAGGTTGCCGGGCTGAAGATTTTCTATTCAAAGCAGCCGACCACAATTGTGACTGAAGCTGACCCGCTCACGGTTCCTCTCTCCTATCACACATCGGTCTACGAATTCTGTATGTCCCGAGCGTATGAATTGGACGAGGATCTAGAGAAAGCTGCATTTGCTAAAGGTAAATTCGACGCGAATAATCAGCGCCTGAATGACCGTCAGCAATGGGAAGCTCAGGAATACTATCCTCGCATTACAACTCTTCCGGAAGACGAGAATTATGGGAATTACGGATACTGGGGCGGCTATTTTTAGGAAGAGGCCCGTACAAATTTGGGCTCTTCAGTGGACAGAAAATACATCAATGCAAAACATGATTGACTTTGCAAATGGACTTGTGAAGCTCAATGATGTTGATGGACTTTTCTTTGTCTATGATCGACTGCATGACACGTGGGTTCAATTCGAATGGAATGATTGGATCATCAAGGGAATTCAGGGAGAATTCTACCCTTGTAAGCCTGATGTTTTTCAGGCCGCTTACGAGAGGGTGTAAATGCCCACCAACACAGGTACAGCAATCCGCGAGCTGAAAATCGGACCGTTCGCTGGTGGCATTAACCGCTACTCCGACATTTCAGCAATCGCCGATGACGAAATGACAGACTGTGTCAATTTCGACATTGACCTTGACGGTTCACTGAAAAGTCGCCCTCCGTGGCACACTCTTTTTGCTGCACAATTCACCAACACAATCGGTGGTGCCACTCCCCCGGATGATTTTCAATTCATCCTGCTGACTGGTACCTATGAATCGATCAGATTCATCATTCTGAGGTCGAATCACACCGGTACCACTGGGGCTTACATCTATTACCTTGATGGGCCAAATGCTGGAACCATGGCTCTCATTGGTAATGGCGCCTTCAGTACTGCTCAGCGATATGGTGGCGACGTATTTCTCCAGCCTGACGTCAATACGACCGACACGTTGACGACTGGCATCAAATACACACTGTCTACCGGCCTCGTGACCGTTACCACCAATATTCCACGCGGCTACAGTTCGGCAGTCTATAAAGACAGACTGTGGATTTGCGGTCGACGTGGTACACCGAATGACTCAAGGCTGTTTTTCAGTGACCTTGCGAATTTCGGTTCATTCCCATCGTCGAACTTTTTTGACATTAATCCAGGCGATGGTGATGCACTTCAGGATCTAATTGTCTATCAGGACAATTTGATGCTGTTTAAAGATACGGCCACCTATGTACTGTCGTACGACCAGGGCCCAGCCCAATCCGTTCTCCAGCTGGTGAATGGTGATGTAGGTGTTTACGGGCCCCGCTGTGTAGTGGCCTATGAAAACAGCATCTTCGTTCTCAAGTACAATCAAGTCTTCGAGATGGTGAATTACGATTTCACGCGTGTCAGCGTGAAAGTGCCATTCGAATACGATAACACCGAAAACACCGGCATTGCCAGCAATTCATGGCTCTTTCCGCTATGGATGCGTCAATGCGGTGACAGATTGGTTGTCAGGTTTTACAATCGACTGTATATCTATCATCTACGATTGAGAGCCTGGACTCGCTGGGAAAGTGCAGATATCAACATTCAGGGCCTTGGTCCCATCAGTCTTCTCGATGCAACCAATACGCAGGTAGATTCAAAGCTAGGCCACAATACCTACGTAGCGCCCTCATCGTACCGAAAGAACTATGATTCGGGTGGTGTTGGTTCATCTGGTAACTGGTCGACCTATGTGAAAATCTTCCGATTCGACGATTTCTATGAGGGGTCGTACGTGGAAGATGGAGATATTACGCCAAGTCCTGTTGACATTAGCTGTAAAATGTTGACTAAAGCCTACGATGTAGGTGTATCGCATAGATTTAAAAGGCTGATGCATTGGGGGGTAGACACCATTACGGGTCGCACAATTCGTGGAATTGTGTATCCGTTCAGCATCAGCTACAAGGTGACGTGGGGACAGCTTCATACGATTCAATGGCACAATTTGAATACGTGGGCCTATCCCCTATTCGCTATCCCGAATACAGAGCAGTCTCAACCCGTGGGGGCTGGCCTTGCCAGAAGGTATATCAGATTTCCTAAGAGTCTTCGGTTCAGGTTGGTACAATTCGAAGTGGATATGTTGACCGTCGGAAATACTTCTGATGGTCCTGCTCGACTGTATAGCCTGACCGCATTCGTCGGTGGAAAGCAATTGGTTCCTAAGGCGGTGAACTAATGGCTACGTCAATCGTGGACCTCTTCGGTAACAGAAAAGCGCAGAACCCCCCGCCAGGTATGCAGCAGTTCAATTCCTATGCTGCTGGTAACAAGTACTATGGCGGGGGGCGCAGTTTCCCCAATATGGGTCCCGTATCAGGTCAGGGAACATTGGGGTATGCGCAGCGAGACAATGAAGCGAAAGCCAAGAAGAGTGCAATTCTCCGGCGCATGCGTGGCCAATCGACTGGTAACCCAATGAATGGGTCAGTCCTTTCCGGTAACGTGGGAGGGGTGTTCCTCTAAATGGCATTGAACGTCAAACCCCTACAAAACCCAGCCGAAGACAAGCGCCGAAATCAAATCGAAGAAGCTCGTAACGTTGAAATTGACAAGTTGCGTGCCGCTAATTCGACCGCACTTCAGAACGCCAAAAAGCAAAAAGGGTCCCAGAAGTACACCTACCAAGCTCTCCAGGGACAGACCGACTTCGGGGCTGGCCAGGGCGGCCCAGGGGTGCCATGGAGCGTCCAGAACCTGTCTCTGCCGGAGTCTCAGGCGGCCCCGAAGGGGAACATCCCTGGCATCCCGTGGGGCTGGCAGAAAGGCTCTCAGGCCCCTTCCTGGGCGTCGACATTGGGCAAATTGTGGGGTACTCCGGGAAATGTGAATGCGAAGGACCCGTGGTCAGATCCCAAACTCCTTGCAATCCGGAGGAGGCTGAATAATGGCTAAAAAGCAATCCGCACTGGATAAGTGGCTTGCTGGTGACACCACTTATCAGCAGCAATTGGCCGACTTCAATCGAGCCCTAGCTGAATACGAAGCCACATATAATCGTCAGCGCAGCATTACGCAGAGGGATTACGCTGAAAGTCAGCGAGCCCTCAATTTGCAGGGTCAGCAGGATCGAGAAGACCAGCAGAATGATTTTGCTGGTCGTGGAATTCTGCACAGTGGCGTGTACGCCAAAGCATTGGGTGATTACAATACTCAATTCAATCAGCGTACTCGTGCATTGACAACTGGCCAAAGTGACAAATTGGGTGATCTGGGTACTCAGCGATCCAATTTTAGGCGCCAGACGGGCCTAGAGCAAAACAACGCAAAGCAGGATGCGATCCGGCGCAGGGCTCAGCAGCTAGGCATTTAAGGAGGCAATTGGCCGATACAGTATTTGAATACAAAGAAAACAGGAAGAAAGAGAAGCTAGACAAGGCCAAAAAGAAGGCAACAAAGAAGGGCGATAGTGGTCAGCTTCTGCTGAGCAATCTGGTCCCTGACATTGGTTTTCAGGCCGAGAATGTCGAAAAGGCTGCCAATAACATTGGCCAGCAGGCTCAGCAGAAGAGCAATCTTACACCTACTGACCCAATTCAGAATCTGGTTAATCAGATCATGGGTCAGTACAATTCGATTTCGTCTCCAGCTACACCTTATGAAGAACTGAAGCGAATTGCCGAATCGCAGGTCGGTGCACAATTCGACCCCATGATGAATCTGCTTCAGCAGCAGATGAATCAGCGAGGCAAGAATGCCAACCGATCCTCTGGCGAGGCTCGGCAAATGTATAATGCATTGGGTCAGGACTTTCTGTCCCAGCTTCCTGAATTGACGCAGCAATTTGCGGCCGAAGACAGGGAAACCAATGCACGATACGACGGAGCGCAACAGCAGCTTCAACAGCGATATCAGAATCAGCAGCAAGAGCAGAATGCAGTTCTCCAGCAGCTCGGAATTCAAGCGGCTGCGCCGGACGCATCAAAGCAGGCTATGGAAGATCAGAACTACTTCCAGGGTCAAATGGAGACGGACCAGCAATCAGCGCTAAATGCGCTAAATCAGCAGCAGCAGGCGCAAAGTGATTACACTAGAAATTTGGGCAACACGTCCCGGATGGCTGGTGAGAATACAGCTCAAGACATTATGCGCCAGCTGAGCGATTATATGGATCAGGCCAATACTCAAATGAGTGGGTTGCAATCGCAGAGGGGTGCAGCTCTTTCGAGCCTATTGCAGCAAATGCAGGGGCAGGATGCCGCACGAGTTGAAAAGGATCAGCAGCAGCAATTCCAGAACCTTATGAGTCTCGCCAATTTCCAGTTGGATGCAGCCAAGGCACAGGGGAAGAATTCTGGAGCCTCTAATAGCATCTTTGGTGGTACCACTGGATTGACCGGTGCTCAGAATTTCCTTGCCGAGCAGTATCCGAATTCACCAGTCATGGCATCCAATCTCATGGAACAGTTGAATGATGTTCTATCGAATAAGGATGTCGTTGCCGGTAAATTCCAATTGGAGCCGGGCGACCCCTCTAAGGGTGTTGCTCCGAAATACAGTGACGTCGGTCAGGAATACATGGTCGACCTGCTGCGGCGTGAAATCGAGAAGGAGAATCAGGCACAGCCGGGTCGATATGGAACAGCAGATGTGAATAACACCATCAACGCCCTATTGGCCTATCTCGGAAAGCTGCGATGAAGACACCAATTATGGCACCCACGCTCAGGCAATATGAATTTCACCTGAGAGAGAATCACCTAAACCCAAAGGAGTACTTTTACCTGGGGACTAATAGCGGCGACGCCTACAATAGGATGCGTGGCATTCGTGGGGGAGAATTCATCTTCATTGATGGGCCATACCCTAGACATTTTGAGGTTGGCGATCTCCTGGCGCTTGCACAATACTCTGAAATGAACATCATTAAGATTTAAAAGGAGGTTTTTGCGAAAGTTCGCACCGCTTGATTTGAGCTTTATTGCGAATGCTGGCTCTCCCGAGCGTGAGAGCATTCGCAATGTTGCTTCAATGATTAATGCTTCCGCAGGTTGGGGGCAGGCTTCACAGTCATTTCTCAACGAATACGCTGCGGCCAAAAAGGCTGCTGAAAAAGACAATCGACACAAGTCCACTTTCATTGGTGGATTGTTCGACCTTTTGCAGGCGCCTCTTTACGGTGTAGCCAATGCCATGGATGAGGCTCTAGCGGGGCATCAATCCGATAACAACGATTCAGTCCTTGAGGACATTGGCAAGACCATCGGTGGGGTCTTTACCGGATTGCCCAAGGGTGTCGGTGCTGGATTGCGCGGTGCTACACAAATGCTTGACACCCTCCCCGGCGTAGACATTTCAGACGAATGGCAGACAGATCCTACCGACAAAACTCACATGTCAGATGTGGCAATTCGCAAAGAGACTGGAATGTCTTCTGCGGATGCACGGAAGCCTGAAAATTGGGATAAGGCTAAAGAAAAGCTCAGTAAAGCTCAGGATAAAAGCGTCTGGGATAAGACGCTATTCCAATTGCTCATCCCTGACAATCTTGAGGGAGAAGATTCACAGGCTGAGTTTCTGCGTAAGTTCCAGATGGCTGGAATTCCCGTAGATATTGCCGGTGACCCATTGAACCTTTTGGGCGCCGGACTATTGAATACAGGTCGCAAGGCAGCTAGTGGAATTACCGAGGGTGTTAAGGAAGCTTCTAAGCTCGGCGAATTGACCAAGCCGATTCTTACCGGGTCGAAAGTCGCGCCTGAAATCTCCAAAGCGTCCAAATTCGGTGAAGCACCGATTAAGGGTACTCCTGTGCCTGAAATGACAGCCACGGCGAATGACCTCACTTCGGTCGGGAGTGTAGTCAAGCCAGAATTTAGTTTCAAGACTGCTGAATCTGTCGGTAAGCGTGAAAGTGTTCCGGTATCTGGCCTAGAGATTCCAGAGCGCGCACAGACGAAAATGGTCAAGGATATTACAGCCTTGGCTGCTCGTGGCGAAAAGGGATGGGTATACAAAGCTGCCGACATTCTGCGAGCTTCTGGCAAGGTTGATTTCGCACGCACGTTGAATTTTCTTGAACGTGCAGACCAAATGGTCAAGTCTCGTGGAATCAAGCACAATCCGGCTGGGCTATCTGGTGCCCTGAAGGCGCATATTGCAGAAGATGTTCAGGCTGCGCGAAAAGTAGTTCCATCTGAGCGACTCCTTAATACTGCACGCCCTGAAGAAATCCTAGCCGCTGGCACTCCGGCAGCTAAAGTCAAATTGCGTCCCCAGCAGGCTCAAATTGCCAATGAGGTCATCGCCAAATTTGCACCTCAAATTCTAGGTAAGGCTAAAGCCCCTGGTACGGGTGAGGCTCTTCAGGTTGCAATTCGAGCTGGGGCAAATGCTAGATGGTCTGGACCCCAGCAGGTTCGAATGTGGAACCAGCTTACATCGAAATTCAGTCACCTTCCGGCTAAAGTTCGCTATGACGTTTCAGCGAAAGTCTTGCAGCACATTGAAGACTATTTCCTTTCTAAGGGTGTAGTCCCGTATTCGGCTGCCAAGATTTCAGAGAGTGTTGAAGGTCTTCGACTTTCACAAGTCGCCATGGCTGTTGGACCTAAAACTCTGGCAGACAATCCGAAGCTGGTTACTCGAATTCTCAAGGGTGATGAGGAAGCGCTTAAATCTCTCACTCCTGAGCAATTGCAGAAGATTGAGAATTTGAAGGCCGCTGAATCGGTAGCTTCTGCGCCTGCTGTTCAAGAGGGCATTTCGGCTGCGAAGAACATTGCTCAGAACATTATCAAGCAGCCTCTTTCGGCAGCCCGTAAAGCTGAAATGTTGACCGAAGCCGCGAAAACTGGAGCTAAGGTTTCGGCTGCATCTGGTGCGGGGCCGGTTGCATCGAACGTGACGAAAGAATACCTCGCTAAGCTTTTTAGTGACCCCACTGGAATTGATGGGGTATTCAAGTCTGCCCGATTGGATACTGAGGTCTTTCTCGCTCGAAGCGGAAAGATGGATGGTAAATTCAATCCGGTAGACAAGAAATTCACTGAAAGTGTCACCCGAGCCATCTCAAAAGCCGCTTCTCTCCCGCCTCCCAAAACCCTGGGTTCAATCGCTGGCCCCGCCGCAAGGGTCAAGGATTGGCTGGGTGGACGATTTAATGCGGCCTACGGCGTAACCGACATGCGTCCAATTTTCTTGCGGAATCAGGCTTCAGCACTTTCCACTTCGGCACGTCGTGGAGTTCTGCTAAACAATCTGGCGAAAAGGTTTCCGCCTACGGATAAAGATTTGTGGCATGAGGCATTCCGTGCATCCCAAATGGATTCCATGGCTTCAGGTCGCGTAGGTGAATTGCAGTCTGAAATCTCTAAGGTAATGGAAGACCTTTTCGGTGGTACTGGCCTCAAGGCTGGCGCTATGGCTGATTCGACTGTAGCCAGCCGGTCTCATCTGTACATGCATGAATTGAATGCGCAGCTCAGGCGATTCGGTCTAGCTGATTACCAATTCAAAGCTGGCAAGAAGATCAAGGATGCCAGCGGTAATGTGCACGACTTCTCCAAGGGAGCGGATTGGCTGAAGAGCTGGGAAATCTGGAATGTGAAGAGTCCGTACGATTTTCTTCACAGGGTGCAAAATGCGGTCGAACATACGGTACGCGAGAAGAACATGTTCGACGAGATTGCATCGAGATTTGCCTCACTGAGCAAGGCTGGAAATGTAAAGTACGGAGTCAATCATCCGAGATTGAAGGGCTACTATTTCACGGAGGAGGGTGCGCGACAGGGGGAGCAATTTGTCAAAATTCTGAAGGAAGTGAATACCCCCTCCCCCAAATCTCTTCAGCATTTGGATCATGTCATTTCGAAGCTCAAGGCTTCACTGACAATCTATATTCCGTCGCACCACTGGACTAACATTATTGGTGATGTGATGTTCAATTGGTTCGCCGGGGTCAATGATGTCAGGCGATACAAGCAGGCAGTGAATGTCATGTCGTCCCAGAAGGGGCGATACGGAGACATTGCCGAATTCAAAAATCTTGCCGGTCCTGATGCATTCAAGCAGGCATTGGCTCGTGGGATGATTGGGACTGAAACTCTCTCCGCAGCTGGATTGAAAACATCGGCTGCGGGTAATGCAATTGTGGCCACTTCCCGATCAGGTCATAAATTTACTGCTGACATGATTTACACCGCAGCAATGCGCGAGGGGATTCTACCCAACGCACGCGTATTGGAGGAAATTACTAGTGACACATCCTCAATGCTGGACAAATTCAGGCCCTTGGGAGGGCGTGGCCAGGCTGCGGCACACAAGATTTCAGAAGTGCGAGATCACATCCCTCGACTTGCGCAATTCATTGACGGCATCTCGAAATCTAAGGGATCTATCTCTGAGGCCATTGAATCTTCTGCTGCGAGTGTCCGCAAATGGCACCCTGATGGTCTTGATCTGACTCGCTTTGAGCGAGGCGTAATGAAGCGTGTATTCCCATTCTACTCGTGGACTCGAAAAGCTATCCCACTAGCCATTGAGAGCGCATTGGTGAATGGGAATAAGGTGATGGCTTATCCGCGCCTCATGGAAGAAATTGCCCTAGCCAATGGAATTGATGCTCCCCCCGGAGAGCAATTCCCGACTGACCAATTGTTCCCCGACTGGATGCGTGAGCGAGGAATTGGTCCCATCGCAGGTGGCCCCGGTAGCTATCTCATGGCGAATCCGTCTACTCCCGCATTGGATATTTTCACCATGATGGGACACCCGGGTCAGACGTCACTTGACATGCTGAATCCGCTAGCCAGGGTACCTCTGGAATTGGCTCAGGGATCGACTTTGGGCAAGGGTGTACCAATTGAAAATGAGGCTTCCTATCTGGCAATGCAGGTTCCTGGACTTTCGCAGGCGGGCCGTGTAACCGGTGCGTATGGTGTTAGCGACAGTGTCGCCAATTCCAGTCAGCAGCAACTTTTGAACCTTTTGAATTTGCTGACTGGCGCGAAAGCTACTCAGTCTGGTATCTATCAGAAGAGTGCCGAATTCGATCTTAGGGATTACATTAGACAACAGCGTGAAAAGGGCTAACCAATGGCGATCAACACCTTTCTTTCGAACCTGGGAATTAGCAACCCAAGACGTCAAAATACAGGTTTTAATTACGCACCATTCACCGTTCAACAGGGACAGAAAACACCTGGGCAGACAATGTCTGACAAGGTTCTGGAACGTGTAGGTGGCGGCGAAAATATCTACAAGCAAAATCGCCAAGAGGTCACCAATAGAGTGGCAACTGACGTTGCTGGCAAATCAGCCTTCAATATCCCTCTAGATGAATACGGTCAAGTCCAACAGGATCTCACAGATTTTAGACCGTCATTTGTCAACCAAGTGCAATCCACTAGGCAGCGTGGCCAAAATGCATTGCTAGCCGAGCAGGCTAAAAACACATACCGCCAGGCAGTCCAAATGCAGGACCTTGGGCAATACGGATTCACTGGTGGGGTATCAATCAATGGCACCGATATTCCCGGCGCCACTGCTGGCAATGTTGGTGCTAGGGCTGCCGCAATGGCAATGGACGCCAGTAAGCGAAATGTCGCTTACGTGTGGGGTGGCAATAGCCTCAACAAGGGAATTGACTGCTCTGGCTTGGTCCAGCAAATTTACAGGCAACTTGGTATTTCAGTTCCACGTGTCACATACGAGCAAGCTAAATTCGGTAAGACTGTTTCCGTCAATCAGATTCGTCCTGGTGATTTGGTTTTCTATCGACCTGGTTCACGCGGTCCCGAGCATGTTGGAATTTATGTCGGCAACGGCAAGGTAGTTCATGCGGCGAATCCGAAGCTTGGTACCATTACTTCTAACCTTACAAATAGCAATGGTGCCCCCATGTTGGTCGTTAGACCGTATTGATCCCGCGGGAAAGGATTTACCGATGGCAGTGAATTTTGTTTCCAACCCCACAGTCGGTGGGGTTGAATTGGATAGCCTGCTTTCGGGACTATCCCGAATCGGGTCTCGCGGTAATTACAATGTGCCGATGAAACTTCCGGCACCGAAGCCTCAGACGGCCCTCTCGGGCTTCGCTGGACTGCCCGGGGGCTCTAGTGCCGGTGGGGGTGTTACCGCAGGTACAGGGGACGTTCCGGGCGACCTGGGGCGTCTCATGAGGGCTATCAAGGGGCAGGAGAGTGGAGGCAACTACGGTGCCACCAATCCGTCCGGCGCCTCAGGAGCTTACCAAATCCTACGCTCCAATTTCGAAGGTCCTGGCGGATGGGACCGTGAAGCATTGGGGCGTGATGTTTCATACAACGAATTTATGTCGAATCCTGGAATTCAGGATGCTATTGCACGCTACAAATTGGGCCAATACATGAAGACCCGTGGAATGGCTGGAGCGGCTGCAACATGGTACGGTGGTGATTGGGGATACAAAAATATGCACAGTCAGAAACCTCAAAACGGATATCCCTCAATGTACGATTATATCATGTCCGTATTGAACAGGACTAAATAAATTATGACCACCTTTCCTGAAGATGACCCTAAGACGATTCGAGAAGTTGGAATCGTTCTGAGACAATTAAGGAGAGAGCTGAATGAAATCCAAAGTGGAATTGCCTCACTAAAACATTTGGTCATCACGGGTCTTGCGTGTCCGGTTCTCGTCGGTCTAGTGCTCGGCTGGTTGGGTCGATAGTCCTATATGCGCCCCCTTTCACTACCTGACGACCCATCAAAACTAGTCCGTTAGAGTGAAAATCGTAACCCTTTTGTACTACTCATGGGGGTGTCGTGAAGGCCCCGTGGTTGACCGATGGTTGACAATCAAGCCATGAGCGCAGACATTGAGCAATTCTTGTGGCAGAGAAGCGCCGCTTGTAATGGCGTTCCTTCGTATATTTTCTTCCCCGATGAGCGACTCAATAACAATTTCAAAGAAGCCGAAGGGTTTGAGGGGAAGACTGCCGAAGATTTCTGTGGGGGGTGTATTGTGCGAAACATCTGCAAAGAATTCGCCCTTCTCCATAATGCTTGGGGCATTTGGGGGGGCACCAACAAAGGGAGTAGGGATAGGCTTTTCAGTCAAGGTGAGCGTAACGAAATGCGTGCGTTCAAAGCTGACGATGGCCGATACTCTGCATTGTATGGAGAAAATGACGCCCCTGATGTAGATGAGTACATTTTTGAACAGGCTGGATAACGCAAAAAGCCCGTCCCTGAATGTAGGGACGGGCTTTTTGCTACTTGAATTCAAATGAACCCTTTGGTCTGGGCCATTCGATACGCCAGAAAATCACCTTGGTTCCATCATTCGACTCATACCAATCGAAGAGGATGTAATTTCCGTCGAAGGCTTTGGTGACTGACCTGTAGCATTTACCTAGCTTGTCAGCCAGACAGTTCTTGACGATGGATGGCGCATCATCCGGGATTTCAGCTTCTGCTTTGAATTCATCTTGTGACCTTGCCATTGAAAGGTACTCGAAGAATCCGAAGATGATGAGTTGTACTTCATTTGGCCACGTGAGTGCAGTGGTGGCTATATCGGCAGTCGTTCCAACTAGACGCCTTTTCACCACATTTTCTCCTGTCCGTTCTGGAGGATATCGTCGACAGTGTCAATCAGCCCTGCATTCATTGCATAGAATGCCAAATGACAATAGGCTGATTTGTCATCCGAGAGGTGGCCCTTGGGCCATTTGAACGGTGCCCATCGCTTCGCATTTGACAGAACGACTCCGGGCTCCTGAAGAATGACTGGCGAGTCATTCATGCGGAACGCTGCATACTTGAGCGCTCCAATCATCTGGCTTGTCAACATTTCGTTCCACTGGAACATGGACACTGACTTGCCCTGACGATTACGTGTGAGCTGATCGTTCCGAAAGTTCTCAACAACGAATGTGTGAGTTCCTTCTTCGGGGAGCATTGTTTCAGCCATCCCCAAATAGCTGTAGAGCTGATCCGCTGCGATGATTGTGCAGATCTTGAGGTCAAGCTTTCGACGTTCTTTCGAATAGGCTGCCATGGCAAATCCTACGCGAACGTCTCCGGGGTCAAATGCCAGGATCAATGTCGGACCTTTCGATTTCGTCGGGACGCATCATGTCTTCGATTTCTAGCCAAAGCTTTCTCTTCACTCCCCCAAGCCTTTTAAGAAGCTCGGAGTTGATGGAGAATTCATCTGGAGCATGACGCTGACATTCGTTGACCAGCATCACAATGGCGAGGATTTCTTTCGGAGCTAGCCATACCATTTTTTCATCCTCCCATTCCTCCTCTGTGACCGATGGCATTAGATTTCATCCTCATCTCCAAGGAATTCACTGAAGTCTAGGCCCTTGAGTTCTGGTGCAATCGTTGTCCCATCCGACCGCGCTGAGATTTGTTTCTTCTGAGACGTCGTCAATGGCGCCAGTACGTGCACATCTCGCCGGAATTGAAGCGGGCTGCCCTTCTTTGTCATTTCGAGCGAAGGAAGCTTCGCTTTGAAGGCTGCATTAGCTGCACCAAATCGAGTCTTCGAATTGACGATGTGAACGAGTTTTTCAACCTCGTGACCATTGCCATTCCTAATAGCCTCGCGCCTAGACTTTTCGTCTTCGTAGAGAAGGAAAATAGCCGATGCGTGATTAGCTACAGCTACGCCGCCAAATAGGTCATTGATGGAGACATTCTCCACATTGGTACTTTCCCCATTTGGTGGCTTTCTCACGTGAGCGACTACAATAAAGCACACCTTCATTCTGACTCGAATTGATTCGAGCGCTTCAAGGGACTTATTGACCTGAGCCTGATTGGTCAAATCCTCACCGAGTGAAACTGACGCACTATCAATGAGCACTACATTGGCTTTTGACCTAGCAATCATTTTCACCAAATCAGCTCCATGGTCATCTTCCCAGAGCCTCAGCCCTTCAGGCTCGGAATAGATGATAAGGCGCTCTTGGAGAATTTTGATTTCTTCATCGGTCAATTGAGGATACATGTGCTTGATTCGCAACTGGACTTCAGGCCCAGACATTTCAAGCGACAAGAAGAGGCCCGTCAATGGCGGCAGGTTTTCTTCCGGAAACCAAGTCATGGTAGGGCGATTCATGATCAGATTCACTAGAACCTGAATAGCAAGAATCGTTTTCCCTGTGGCTGAAATTCCACCGAAGAACACGATGCCATGATCGGGCAGCACATCAGGAATGAGGAAATTCAGCTTCTCTGTTGATTCGTACACTTCCATGAAATTCCGCAAGCGGCGCTTTGGAAGTGATTTGGAGAGTTCGGTTTCCTTTTCTGCAATCTCCGGTGAAACCTTCTTCACTATCGGATTGGGTTCCGATTCGGTCGGCATCAAAGTATCAAAGAATTCCTGACCGCTTTCATCCGGAATGGAGAATTTGATATTTGGTACACTAGCCATAACGCTCCCCGCAATTGAACGTTTTACCAGAAATGAAGAAAGCCCCCGGAACCCGATCCCGTATAGGGCGGGGCCGGGGGCCAATTCCACTACTAGTCCTCGTCCTCGTCGTCAATGTCTTCGACCAGATCCATGGTGATTGCCTCACCAGACCCTACCGGACGAATTTCAATTCGCGCTCGGATGTCACACTTGCTGAGGAAAGTTACCGCTTCCTCAATCCTGGCGTTCGCCGCTTCGGTTTCGGTGTGAGCCGTCATCTTGAACGACCCGAAAACCGCATCGCCGTCCATTTCGACGATGGAATTCTTAACCTCATCCAGAATCGACTTAACGTCCGATTCGGTGTAGGGAGCCTCGGACTCGTACGTGATGGTGATGAGTGTCACTTGAATGCCTTTCGTGTTGGGATGCTACATTTGAGGGGGTGGGGGATTGGACCCCACCCCTTTAAGACTTACTACTCGCCAGTTTCTTCCCGGAGCGCTCGCTCCATTGCGCTCAAGCCACTTTCAGGGCCGGGATTCGACGTCCCCTCCTTGGTGAATTCGTTGAACCCCTCAGGTGAACCGTCCTTCGGAATGGGCTTGAATCCGGCTACACGGAACTGCCAGAATCCATTTTCGTCTTCCTTCGGGTAGATCTTGGCCAGGCAGGTCTTGCCGATGACGTCGGGAATGTCTGCGTCAACATCGGCGGGAATTCCCATAGCATCGACAAGCTTTGCCCAAGCGTGAACAAGCTTCTTGCCGTCCGGGGAATTGAAGTCGAAAGGAACGGCACTTCGCGCCCATTCCGGGGAAGGGAGCGCCCACCACTGGCCGAATCCAAGCTGGCCAGGAACCTGACTGTCATTCCCCTTGCCGAGAAATGACCAACGCTCATCCAGAACCTGGAAGATGAACATTCCGCCGAACTGCTTTCCGCTGGACGAAATGTCAACGTATTCCTGATCGGAGTCCTTGCGCGGCTTGACATTCACCAGCTTGACGGGGTGATAGTCATTGCCGAATCCGAACGGGTCCTTGGGGACCTCGTTGGGAGTGATTCCAGCATTGCCGAGAATACCCATTTGAGGTAGAGACCTTTCTCTCAGTTCTTGATTGAGCGCTTCAGGGTTGCCACTTCACCCTCAAGCTTTATGATCCTTCGATGCATTCTATTCAGTTCGTCAAGAATGACTTCCTGAATTGCAATGTCAGGATTGTTGGACACCCTCTGGAGTATTTCCTCCATCGGTGTCATTTCATCGCTCAAGTCGCCTCCTTCCATTTTTCGACGTGTGCGACAAATTCATCATCTGTCACAATGTTCGCGGGGAAGTCGTAGCGGGAACCGGTTACGATCTGGTTGCCCATTGCTCCGACTTGAAGTTTTCGCGTACCCTCATCAATGAACATGTACGCTTGCAACGAAATGTACTTGTTGACCACTTCATATGCAGCCCCATGAATGTCAGGTACAATATTTGGAGCATCTTTGGTGCCGCCCTTAGTGTGAGCCAAGAGCGTCACTGAGCAATTCCTCATCTGCGCAATCTGCTGCATGACGGGAAGAATTCGATCCTTCGACACCATATAGTCAGGTCGACCAGCAGATTCAGGAGCTACGCGCCCAGTTTTGGGAGTGCCCGCACCGGCTGCAATCTGTTGCAATGTTTCGGCTACCATTCCGGAGACAGTGTCGAGAATGACATTGTCTACTGGCTCACCACACTCACAGATTATCTGCCTAGCTTCCGCAGCTTGAAGAACCATTCGGACGTCTACCCACTTTTCGAAAGTGGTGCCATCCCAATGGCCAATTACCTTGCGAACAGAATCATTCGTAAGGGATGTGAATCCGTCCTCATCTGTCACAAGCCAATTGTGCTTTCCGAGCCTGGCCCCCAATACGGTCTTTCCGACCTTGGGTTGTGAAAAGATGAGGAGTTTTCGTGCCGCAGGTACGCCATTCCCAGTAGCTTTGATGCTATGAGATTTGATGAACTTTACGGCATTAGGTTCTAGCCGTACTGGAGTTCCCACCCGAATCCCCTCTCAAATCGATTGGTGGTCCATCAATTCGTCCAACGAACCTAGCGCTCAGACTGGAGTTCGTGTTTGGAGGGATAGCCGTACGTACTCGATTCGAATTCAGCTGCAACCGTTGAATCAACGTTACCGCCTTCGAGTTGCGTCATGCATACCGACTTGAAATTGCAGAACTGACAATTCGCCGAACCCCATGTAGCTTCGGTTACCTGGAAGGCTTCACGAGCTGGCAAACGCTTCAATTCCGACACGCGCTTTGCGATCTTCAGATGGTTCGCAAAAACCTGCCTCGCAATGGTATCGTCATAGTCGATAAATGACCGCCTGAAAGTTTCAGGCATGACGATACTTTGCACCTTGCGTGTACGGATTTGATTCACGATGGAGCGACGAACTACAGGCTCGGGTTTTCCGGCGAACCGAGTGGCGCGCAACGCCCTTATCTGAAGAGGGAGCTGGGAATTAAGCCTGAACTTCCAATTGTGCCAGAAGTCATTGACGAACTTGTGGTCAACTGGAATCGTCTCACCCTTGTATTGGCCATCAGTGCAATAGATGACCAAGTCCAAGCGCATGGGAAGATAGACGTCGAATGTGTTCTCCCACTCCAGAAGATGGAAGGATTCGACGTCTAGGATTTCCCAGTACTTGATATCGTCACGATAGTATTCGAAATACTTCGTGAGCAATTGGTTCAGATGTAGGAGATTTTCAAGCTTGTCCGAGTCGCCCATTTGCAGAGCCTTTCCAGACTCTCCAAGGACGTGGGTCAATGCACCTTGGGCGGCGGAGTCATACTCAACGCCTGCCTTCAAATCGGTGTAGAAAATCTCCAGCGCTTTATGACCGACTAGTCCCCTGGTCAATGCCGGACCGAATGTCCGAGGTGCCAAATGCACTTCCGGGTGATGCGCCCACCACCACCGACGCATACAAGTCGAAGCGTCCGCAGCTTCGGAATTGCTCACGCCAAGCTGAGGATAGATTTGCCCTTCGGTTACCCGACGGGCAATTGAATTCTCCGTCACGAGGAGATACCTTTTCCATTGTAGAGGCCAATCCGAAAACTGAATCTTAGTGCCACCTTCGATTCAGTCTTCTTCGGGTTCGCAATCGAAACAGAAAGACTCGGTATTACACATACCGGCCCCCTCGATGTAAACCTGAGGGGGTCTCCATCTCCGGCTAGACATTGGGAGATGAAATGTATTTCCGCACCAATCGCATTCGCGGATCACCAAGTAGCTAGAGTGGTGACCACAGTGAGAGCATACCATACCAGGCCCGTTAGGGTTATTCACCCACCCTGCCTGCTTTTGCGCACAATAGCAGGCTACACGAATTTTATCCTGAATGGTGAGGCTTTGTCTCATTAGTCCTGCTTTGCGCGGTTGAGGGCAAGCTTTTTGGCGTCCTCTGCATGCAATTCATTGCAGTCATTCACCCATGTATTCAACATGGAAAGAACTCCGAAGACTTCAATCTTGTCACCTCTGCAATGAGACTGCATGAGGTAGTGAATCTGTTCCTGCAAATTGTGCAGCATCACGGAATGATTGCCGACAATTCGCAAGAGACGTTCGGTATCGGTTTCAAGCATCAGTAATACCCCTCTTCCCTATCGGTTTTGTCGTTGTCGATCGATTCGTAAAGACAGCCGCCAATACAGCGACAGCATCCACCACAAAGTGTTTCGCCGCTACACGTTCCGTAGTGGCATTCTGTTTCGCAGGGGTCAAAGGGATTCATCTAATCCTTCGCTTTCACGACCTTACGGCCGGACCAGAAAACTTCATTGTTGCCAACATCGACAATAGTGCATTCACAAGGGTCATGCGCATTGTGCAATCCCCCCCACACATAATCAGGGTCATTCAGGGTGTGCCATCGATTGTGGCACGTGTGACAAATTCGGTGGACGTTACCCTTCTCATTGTTAAGAGTGTTCTTGTCGGGGCCGTGATGGCGGGCTTGCTGAAAACCGTTCAGGCATCCCACGATAGGGAATTGCCCGCCACCACAATTCTTCTGCATTTTCCACTCGCAGCTAGCTTCCGAATCTAGAGGGAAGAGTTTCGCTGCTCGTTTTCGTCCTGTGGATTGCTGGTCCCGAAGGGAGGAGTCGTCTTTGTAGGTGACAAATTTGTCTGGGTCAGGGTCCGATTCGTGTCCCGAATCTCGTAGAGAATCTTGAGCTGGATTTCCGACATCTCCTTCAAGATTCCCCAGCAAGCTCCCAATGGCCAAGCCAGGATCATCAACGATCCCACCAACCACCAAGCTGGATTCATTGCATTCACCCTTGTCTCGACATTCCCATTTGAAACCCTGAAGGCATGAAACACATTTCATGCGCCCAGTCTAGCCGCCCAAGGTTCGCCTTCGAAACAGGAAGCTAATCCTTGTGCCGCGAATTTGAATCATGATGCCATTGATTCCTCGCCACCATTTAACTTCGGTTTTGAGGTAAGGCAATCCATTCTTTTTGGCCCTGAAGATTGTTACGGGACCATAGGTTACAGCCCGCTTTTTCGTTACTTCTAGAATGGGGAGCTTGTACATTGCTTTCCTTTCTAGCGCCTGTGAAACTTTCGCACGAGAGCGACAATTCCCCAGATGATTAACGTCCAGAGAATAACGCTGACAATGAGGTCTAGGATACCCACGGCTTTTCCTTTGTCGCATGCCAATTGAGATGCCAGAGTTTTTGCTCTACTGCTTGCTCAACAGTGAGAGCTTCACCCGGTGAACAATCAGGATCTGAGCATACGATATTGAATCGCCCTGTTGCTTCATTGGGCTTGATTTCAACAGTGATTTCATTCACGGCTGCATCCCTTCATTGTGCCACTTGTCATGAATTGCCTTGTAGTATTCAACGTCATCTTCTGTCAAATTGGTTTCGACCAATTTGGCACAGTCGACGCAAGTCAATTCCAGAAGTTCAGATCCCAGCATCGGAACCACATCGTAATCCGGGTCCTGTGATCCCACTAGTCTTTCCGATCCCCATGATAGAAGCTGAAGCATTTGGCCACCTAAAAGAGAAAGCGGCAATTCCGTCAGCCTTCCGAAGGTGGCGATCGGAATTGCAGGCTAAGGAATTACCGCTTCTGGCCTCTACCCCCTCTCCCCCGGTCGAAAGCAAGTCGACCGGGGGATTGCGGGGATTGCAACTGCATTTGGGGTGCTAACCCCTCTTGCAGCAATGCCAGTATAGCGGTATGGACCGGCAAGATGGATAGGACATAAGGGATTTATCCTATCCACTTTACCAAGTTTTTACTTTAGGGTCCTTGAGTGGTCGAAAAGCTTCGGTCGGTATGACTGATAGCGGTCATCTCGTTCATGATTCGACATTGAATCCCTCCGGTACGGTAATCCATGCCCAGATGTGCTTATGAGGTCGGCTCTTATTAGTGCTCTCCGTCAATTCAGCTTTCCAAGGGCCCATCCTTTTGAAGTTGTAGGGATAGATGAATAGGTCGTCAAGCTTTTCATTGTATCCCCACATTTCCCGGTCAGGGTAAGGTATGCATTCAGGTACGTGGGCTCGATTGAAACTGAGCTTCCAAACCCCTGGCAGGGGTGTTTCCTCTACCCGAATTTGCATCCTATTCCCCCAGGTACTTCCTCAGCTTTTCCTGCATATTGATTTCCTCAATCTCGGATTCGAATCCATTGAGCATGGCTTCTTTCTCCTTGATGAGTTCATCAATCAGGTCCGTGGCCGTACCCTTGCAATGGAGGATGTGGACGATGGTATCGAATTCAGATCCGATGCGTCGCACACGATCCATCGCCTGAGTTTCCATGCCCGGATTCCATTCACGGTCAAGAAAGACAACTTCCTGCGCACCGTGAAGATTCAGTCCAACCTTGGCTGAATCATACTGGGCCAGCATAACTTGGAACTTCGACTTCTTCGGATCGGTTACCGTGAGGTCGAAATCATGCTGGGCAATCAATCGGTCTGCGTCACTCAAATCACTGTCATATCGTACGACAGTACAGAACGGATCGTCGTCACTATTAACGTTCAAGAGACGTCGTTCCATTTCCTTCAACGCCTCTTTGAACTTCGAGAATACGATGACTCGGTTACCCGATTCGACAGCATCCCGAATCAGCTTCTCGCCCTCATCCATGAGGATGGACTCACCAATTTCAGGCTGCCAGGTTCGAACGTATTCACCTTCGTCGTTGAATTCCTTGATCTTGATTGCATCAGGCCAAATAGCCGACTGACGCATTCGCGTGTACCAGGCCACGACAAGGAGTTCAGTAACAGACTTACTTTCCGAGAGCTGAATTCGAGCCTTGTCCCTCAGCTCTTCAATTAGCTTGGTCTGCTTCGGGTACAATTCAGGGTCAAGTTCAAAGTAATGATGCTTGACTTCCTGGGGGGGCATGACCACACCAGCACTGTCACGATTCCGCGCCGTGAATCGCATACCCAATCGGCTGAGCAAGCGAGCCTCACCGCCAGAATCGAAAGTCCAGCGCCAGCGAGAAGTTTCACACAGGCAATTGTAAGACCTGTGGCATCCGGCACACTTTCGAATGCAAAAGTCCTGAAGGAACTTATTCTCCGTCGGGAAGGCTTCAGAATCCAACAGGTTAAGCATGGTAAAAAGATCCTGAGGGCGATTCAGAATTGGCGTGCCCGTCATCGGGAACACATTCTTCACTGAGCGATTACCGAAAAGCTTTGTCGGCTGGTCGCCACATTTGGGGCATGTGGAACCGAAAGTGAGTGCATCGCAATGCATGCACTTATTTTCAGCCTGAACGATTCGCTTGATGCCTTTTGCGGTACTCGATCGACTGTCCTTGAGATTATGTGCCTCATCGAGAATGATGGTATCGAATTGGCAGTGAATCAGCTGATCGATGATTGTCTTGTCCTTGCGCCACACCTCGTAATTGGTGAGGACCGTTACCTCAGGCGCAACCTTGACCAGATCGAGAACATTAGATTTTGCGCCCTTGCCCGCCTGATCCAAAACGAAGACGAATTGTTCAGGAGAGAACTTAGCGAAATCCCTCTGAAATCCATCCAGCACAGGCTTGGGGCAGAAGATGAGAATCTTTCGCGCCTCATCCTTAGCCTTCAGCATATCCACTGTCATGATGGATTGCAGTGTCTTGCCCAGGCCGGGAGAATCGCCGAGAATTGCACGCTTAGCAGATGTGAGGCGTACTGCACCCTCCCATTGATGCTTCAATGCTCGACTGCGCCAGGGTGCACGGGCAGTCAGCATTTCAAGCTGGAGGCGGTTATTACGCTCACGCTTCTGAGCTTCGATTTCCGCCATGAGGCGGACCCATTCACGCTGAGACGCTTCGAGCTGATTGCTGATAGGGCGAATCTCGTTCTTAATGATTCGCTGACCATCATTAATTCGAGCGGTGCGCCTGCGAATCTCATCCAGGACCTGATTCAGACTGTCACGCATTCGCTGGAGATCAGCCAATTCATCATCGTCATGATTGAGAAATGACTTCAGATATTCAACTGTCTCCGTGAGATCAGCGATACGATCTCGCAGATTACAGACCTTTTCGAACAAGACGTCATCCATATCGGGATGCAATTGGTTGGACTGGAATTGCGTTTCGAAATGCGCCATGTCGATTGTCATTGGGGGGCCTTTCTGGGTGTAGGGCTGGGAAGGGGTCTAGGCGGTCGTGTAAGGGCTTCACACCCCAGGGTGGCGGTAGGTGCCAGGCTGGGGTGTGAGGTCGCTACAGGGGCGTCTAGGGGTGCTGACGGGGCTTGCAGGGTTCAGGGTTCCTCTTGAGCCTTGCTCCCTTGAACCACCAATTTATGGAAAGCTCGAACCTGCCAATTTCTAATGTGAAGGTAATGTGGTTGTAGATGTACAGGGTGATTTGATAAGGCCTGCGCCCCAACTGGAAGTATCTACGCTTCACTTGATGCCTTTCAATTACGGATTCGGGGAGCCTCTCGGCAAACGAATTCACGTGGCGCTATCTTGCCCGCAGCTCACCCACCCCCTTCGGGGCCGGGCAAGCTGCCCGCAAGGCTACCACGTGATTCGCATGCCTACTCCCCGAATCCTTGACTAAAACGGTTCTACGATCGCCTTCTTGAAGGCTTCGTATTGCGTGTTATCCAAATCGAGAAACGATTTGACGAACTTCTCGTTGGATTCCATTAGTCGTGGATAGATGAATGTCTTTCGCCAGACTTTCCTGGCCTCGCGCCTGGCTTTAATCCAGGCTCTGCCTTCACGCGCTCGCTTGTTCATTTCCCGCCTTCACGTAATAGACCTTTCGGTTTTGATTGCCGTCTTCTCGACGTTCCGCAATTCCACTCACAATGGCCCACTGCATTGCGATGTGAACTGTTTCGGTAGACTTGACTTCCGCAGCGAAAGTTAGTGCTCTGAATGTGGGGAACCTTTCACCAGGAACCATTCCCTTTGCAATGTCCCTGATGGCATCGAATGCGATTTGCTGGGACGGCCCCAGTTTGGGAGTTGTAATTTCACTACCGCCTATCGAATGCGATGATGACATTGTCGTCTGTCTTGTAGTTATACCAAGCTACCAGGAGGGTGGCCAATTCGAGCGCTTCGCGTGGATTCTGAATCTCAGACGTGAAGGTGACGTTTTCGTCATGGAGTGAGATTCGATGAGACTCGATGACAAGTCGAAAGAATTCGCTGTCTCCTGCGCCACCGATATTGGTGTGTTCGGCCCCTCCGGCGTGAATGTTCTCCACAGCCTTTGCGATTTCTTCGTTGGTCATCGAGATACCCACGCTTTCAGCATTTCGGCGAGATTGTTGATTTCCCGTAGATTGGAGATCGTGAAGAAGAAATCCTTCTCTACGTTGTACATGATGATGCAGTCATTGCGGAATCGGATGGTGAGGTCATCCAATTCGAAGAAACCGGATTCTTCACTGTTCAGCTTGATTCGTTCACGCTCACCGCGTGCGATGTTGTCTCGCATGTTTGTGAATTCTTCTTCAGTCATCAGAATGCCTCTCATTTGGAAAGTGCCAGTCACCACATGCACGACAGAAGGGGATATTGTCATCTGTACATCTCTGAGCAATTTCGCGAACATACTTCTCACTGTAATGCGGACGCTTCTCCAGGAAGAGGAAGATTTCGTTGTCTTCCATTACTCATCCTCCCCAATCTTTCGCTGGTATGCGGCTGTGTTGAATACGAACATGATGAATGATGCGAAGGAGAGAATGCAAGCCAAAAGGTTATGCTGGCTTGCGGTGTACAGCACAATTCCAC